GCCCTCTTCAATGAGCCTGAACCGCTGGATACCCCCGTTTTCAAGGAATCCCAATACTGAGCGTTTTCGTTCTTTGCGTTCTTCCAGTAGATGCTTTGCTTGTCGATCTCCCTGCCAAAGGAATCCATCTGGCGAACGGACCTCCCATCTTGAGCAGCCACCATTTCAAGAATTGCATCTGCTGCTTCTCGTGCCTGTTGCTCTAGGACATTGGCTGCTTGGGCTGCCTCCAAGGATGCGGGAACCATCTGCCCTCGTAGACGGCTTGCAGCAATTTGCGAGGCTCTGTCTGCATCCTTGACTGATTGTTCAAATCCACGTTGTGCAGCACCTGCCTTGATCGTGGCATCAGCCGCAACGATCAGCGATTCACTTATGCCTGCCGTTCCGATGGCGAGGGCTGTTCTGGCAAGCCTTCCAAAGTCCACGAAACCTGATGTGGCGTCATTGACCGTTTGGGTCAAGGTGACAACTTCATCAATGAGAAGCCCCACTCCCCTAGTGAAGTCTCCTACGACTTGGGCTGTGTCTTGGATGGTTGCTGCTAGCCCCGTACCGCCGCCAAAGGCGTCCGAGACACTTTCCACCGCATTCAGCAGGCCAATCCCAATCTCTGCCTTGGCGTCTTCTACAGCGGCTGTGAGGATTCTTTGGGTGTTCGCCAGGCCATCGCTCGTCCTTAGGAAGTCCCCTTGAGCGTTGGTTGTTCCTTTGAGGATGAGTGAGTAGACGGCTTGAGATTTTGCGGCTGCATCTAGTTCTGATTTGTTGGAGATCAGTCCTAGGGAAAGTGCTTCTGCCTCTATTGCCGCTTGGTTGAGTGCCAGTCCAAAGCGTTTGAGGGGTTCTGTCTCCCCTGACAGGCCACTTCTGAGGGCTGTGATGGCCTGATCAATGGAGGTGTTGTTGAAGGAGGCGAGGTCTGCTGCCAGTTCCACTAGGGAGGTGGAGAACTTTTCAGCCTCATTGATTCCCACTCCAAAGGAGGTGAAGAGGTTTCCGAATGTTCCTGCGGCTTCTAAGGCTGCCCCCTGAGACAGTCCAAACTGCGTGACGGAGGACTTCGACCAGTTCTCCACAACGGCTGCATTGCCTTGGAAGACAGCGGTGACCTTGTTCAGGGATTCTTCTAGGTCACTTGCTGCTGCGATGGATTCTTGGGCGAAGTCCACAACAGGGCGTGCAGCGAAGGCAACAGCGGTAGCGGCTCCTGCAAGTTTGGCTGCCTTGCCTAGGAAGCCTAGTTTTTGATTGATTTCCGCTGTTGCTTTGGAGATGTTCTTGGTATCTGCCAGAAACTTCAGAACCACTTTGTTGTTAGCCATTGAGTCGATACCTCCTGATCAGGGTGTTCAACTCTTTTTCGATCTCCTCTAGTCCCCAGCGTTTGTTGGCCTCAAGGGTTCGTGTCATCGGTCTTTGGGCCTTTTGAAGTTTGGTTCCAAATTCCACATAGGGGGCGTGCCATGCTCGTTTGCCCCCTGCATACAAGTAGACGGAGTTCTTTCGTCTGGACTGTTTGATGCTGGTGGAGAACTTGCCTGAGACAACAGGCGTGCGAGCCTTCGCACCTGCCTCAATCTTTGAGCCAATGCGTTGAAAAGCACCCTTGAGGTCTTCTACGCCTACTCCCAGTTTCTGCAGGGAGCGCGTGACTTCGTTCAGACCGTTGATTTCAACTGTTGCCATGCTTGTCGTGTAGGGCGTTGATAAATGCTGTTCGTTGTCTGATGGTGAGTGCTTTGTAGTCACTAACACTCATACCCGTCATGACGCAGAATCGAGCCATATCTTCATCTGCCTCAACTTTTGGAGTCTTCTTCATCATCGTCCTCTACAAGTACGAGGGCGTTGATCTGCTCCATGGTGAGGTTCCCTGCATCCTCCAATGTGAATTTTGGGTCCTCGCTTCTTTTCAGGACAAAGGCAATGGCCTTCATCAAGGATGAGCGAGGTTTGGATAGGTCAGCAATGTCTGTGAATGGTTGCTTGGCTATCTTTTCGATTTCTTCCATCTCTGCGATGGTGAGATCGTTGATGTTCTTCATGTTGTTTCCCTTCTGTGAGTTCCCCCCAGGAGACAGACCGTGTGGGCCTGTCTCCCGTGAGGGAAACTTCTATTCAGTTGTTAGGACACGACCTTGGTGACGGTGTTGTCCTTGACGGTGAAGGTGTATGACCATGTGAATGAGTCATTACCTGCGGTTCCACCAACCTCTGGGTATGCACCTGCTTCGACGGTGACGATGCCTGTGTAGTGAGGTTGGGAGGCTGTGGCGACTGCATTGCCGTGGGGTTGGAAGGTGAAGTCCAACTCTCCCCCAGCAACGGCTGAGTCCCATACGAGTGTGTGAAGTGACTTGTCAGCAGTTGTTGCTCCATCGTCTGTGGACTGGATGGCCTCTATTTGGAGTTGCCAGACGTTGCCGTCTGCGGCTGTCGTGGCGTCACAGAAGGTGACGATGCCGTCTGCTGTGGCTGTGTCGGCTGCTTCACGCAAGAGAACTGCGCTGATGAGGTCACATTCATAGGCTTCGTTTTCAAATTCGAAAACGAGTCCTTTTCCTTTGATTCTTGTTCTTGGCATGTGAATCAAATCCTTTCTAAGTTATTAGGTCTTTGGTGGTCACGAGGTTGAGTCGTGATCCGAGGTATTGGGCGGCGTTGAGTTCGAACCCTTCTGGGCTTCCAACTGCCTCAATGTCGAATGTGTCCAATGCGTCGATGGCATTGACGATTAGTTGATCAAGTTCATCTGTTGCTGTGTCGTTGGTTGTACCCGCGACCAGGAGGACAACATTCATTCGTACTGTGAAATCTGCGAAGGTTTCGCCTTGCTCCATGTAGGGAGATCCAGGCTCAATGATGGCGGCAGGGACATTGACCCGTGAGGGCACGAACTCGTAGTTCGATATCCCTGCCGCACTCAGTTGAACGCTGATTTCTTGCCTGACGGACTTGAGGGTGTTCATCACACGCCACCAAGCACATATCGATTGAGCAAGGGGTAGGTAGAGGTCAGGGGATCACGGGAGACACGCATTGCGGTTCCGTCCATGGACGCGAATTGGGCGATTCCATTGGGTGCATTCCTGCGGTGGAACAACTCTGATGCCACCTGTGTGTAGGCGATATCGAGAACGTTGTTGGGCACTTCTGATGTGCCTACATAGTCCTCAACGAGGGATACCGCTGTGTCCAGACAGGTGGTGATGAAGTCGGTATCGCTGATGCTTGCTCCGACGTAGTTCCTGACTTCCTCTACCGTCGCCATGATTAGGCGACCGTGACCTTGACGATTGCTGAAGGCATGGGCATAGCCATTGCTGCATAGCCGTAGACGCTGAAGTCACGAGTGAGTTCTGTGATGTTGTCAGCGGTGAGGCGTAGTGGAGCATTGCTGGACTCGTAGGTCACCATGGCTTCGCTGTTGGCGATGTAGCAAGAGCCTGCGACTAGTGCTGGATCGACAATGACGGGTAGGCCACCAATGGAGGCTGTGAGGGCTACGACGTTGCTTGTGCCAACTCCGTTGAAGTTGCCGCCAACGATGGGGCGATCTGTGGAGTCAAACAGGATTGCAATGTCTTTGTATACGTCCCCTGAGACAAGGATGAACTCTGGGGCAAGCCCGTGGTCATCGTTGAGTGCTAGGGCAGCATCTGCGATGGCTGTGTACCAACCTGCTGCTGTGCCGTCTGCTGTGCCTGTGCCTGTTGCTCCTGCAAGGGCAGCGATGGCTGCTGCGTTGGTGGCTTTGGCGTAGGCGAGAGCCATTGCACGGAAGGCAACGTCTACATAGCCGATGCTGGAACGCTCAATGACCTGTCGTGACATGGAGGACCAGCCGCCATAGGTCTTGACAGGGGCTGTTTGTGAGGTGAGGTCGATCTTGCCGAAGGTGAGGGTGTCACCTTCTGCAGCCTGTTCTGCTACTGCTGATGTGTCTGTACCAACCATGGGGTACTCAACATTCATACCTGATGCAGGTAGTGCTGATGTTCTAAATGCATTGAGGGTTGGGCGTCCACGCTCTACGAGGCGAACAACCTCTGAAACCCACACATTGTCAGAGATGCTGTCAGCGATGACAGATCCTGTGTAGACGCGATGGGCAAAGTCCAAGGCGTTGTCGTCATTGGTGGCAACGCCATAGACGTAATCACCGAATGATCGGAATTGAGGGACTGTTGCTGAGGGGGCAACTTCTGTGCCAACAGCAATCTTGCGGTCCATTTCTTCGATTGCGGAACGTAATTCTGCAATTTCGTTTGTGTTTTCCATTTCGGATTCTTCCTTTCTTTCTTCAAAGTCTTTGTTGTCGGCAACGCTCTCTTCGCTCTCTCGCACGGAGAGAACTGAGGCGTTGTCGTATGCAGGAAAAGCAACAACGGAGACTTCTCGTAGTCGTACCTTTTTTCTGACGACTACTCCGTCTTCGTCTCGCTCATCTTCAATTGGCTCAAAGCCAACAGAGAATTTGTTGAGAACCCCGTCCTGCAACAGAGTTCTGACCTCATTGCCTGTGGATGTATCTGAGATACGGGCTTCAATGAGAAAGCCGTCTTCTGTGTCTTCTCCACGAACTAACTTGCCGATTGGCTCGTTGTGTCCGTAGAAGAGTTTCGTTTCTTCGATGTTTTCGATGGCTCCACGCTCAAAGCGTTCTTTGAAGCCACCCACGGAGATGGTGTCGTTGTAGGGAACAGCGATTCCTGTGATGGTTCTTCCGTCTTCGCTTGTCTCCCCTCTCCATTCAATTGTGAATTCGTTCATGTGTTTCTCCTAGACGGGACTCCCGTCTTGGGTGGTGGTGTTGTCGTCTAGGCCTTCTGAGGCTCTGACTTCATCAACGGTCATGGCTCCAATGGAGACAAGGGCTTGATATGCACCAACTCTGGATTTGATATCCGCACGCAAGAGGGAGTCAAGTTTGAATGTCGCCTGCTGTCCTCTGGGCAGAAGATCAGTCATGGCGTTTTCGATGCTGGTGAGGTACTGAGTCAAAGTGGTTTGGATGAACACTCGTGCCAGATCCTCACTTGTGGAATAGGTGATGGAGGACCCTTCGATACCGATTCCCAGCCACGTTGCTGGAACACCAAACAGGCGTCCTATCTGGGCTGTGGAGAACTGCTGGTTGTCCAGGAACTGCACATCTGCTGGTGACAAAGCGATAGAGGAATAGGCCAGTCCTGATCCCAGAACCGCCAATCCCCGTTGGGCTTGGGCTTCGTTCCACTTGTCACGGTAGGAATCTGCTTGATCTTGAGACAGGAACTGATCAGAACTCAGCACACCTGTAGGGATGCCACCGTTACTGAGAACGGAATCCCCAAATTCCCTCACCCTCATGGCTGTTTCAATGTCCTGTCGGGCTGCCTGGATAGGTCCAAGACCACGCTGAGAGCCAGGTAGCGAGAACAGGCGAAGATGCTGGATGTTCTTGTAGGCGAGTTGCTTGCCTCCGTAGTCATAGCGAAGGCGTCCCACGGGATACCCAGGAACATCCTCCAAAGTGACCGTGACATTGCGAGGATCCAAAACAGTCAGGTTCTGGGGAGTTCCATTTCTCGCCCTCGTGACGTACCAAAACGCCTCACCATGCAAAGCGAGTGAAGCGATTGTTTGGGAATAGAACTCCGTGCTGGACATTCTCAAATCAGGACGACGAGTGATCAGCGTTTCAATGATCTGACCATTACGGCGAACAATCAAGGGCAGTTGAGAACCTGTTGCTGAGATGACATTGACAGAGCGATAAACCGCAGCAAGGGTGAGTGCTGATTCAGTATTGACGTAGATGGCATCACGAGATGGAGGGAGAACGGCAGAGCCTGCTTCTCTAATCTCAAATGAATTCTTTACTCGTCTACTGAAAATGCCCAAACTATT